AGCATCAGCCATCTGACACTTTGTGCATCTTAGCAATTGTTCTCTCCTTTTTCTCAGCCTGTGTTTTCACACTGTGGCAACTGCGACACATGACTTGCAGATTCTCTATCTCACAGAAGATGCGGTTGATGAAATCATCCCAACTGATAAACCCCTTCTTAGGATCTACCACTGGTTTGATGTGATCAACCTGCACGTCAGAAGCAACATAGAGTTTCTGACAAACAGCACAGTTGTAATGCATTGCCATCTTACCAGTCTTTGCATTAACCTTCCTAGCAACAAAGGCTTCCTTCAAAGCTTTGTACTTCGGAGGCCATCGTCGTGATGCCGCACGTAGGGCAGAGGTCACGAAAGATTTGAATCGTGCCTCTGTCCATTCACCACCATTGCGTTTCTTATCTGTCACTTGGTACAGCTTCAAATGCAATGTTGGTCATGTCCAACATATTAGCAGGATCAATCAAGATGTTCTGCACAATACCGCATACATCATCAACATCCAACGCAACGAAGTAGAAGGTGCTGTCTTCGTTCTCTTCCACCGCTACAACAAAGCCGTTCTCAGCATCAGTGATTGTTATTTTCATTGCAGTCCTTCCACTTCGACCTTGTTAAATGTAATGTCAGCATCAAGCCTGCTCATGGCATAGATGATATGTTCTTTGACAGTGTCAACTAGGTAGTCTTCGTTGGAATACTCAGCACCCAAATCGTCAACATCAATCTCAGCTTCAAAGGTGACAGTCACTTTAGTCATCTTTCTTTCCTTCCAATTCAATCAACAACTCAATGTAATGTTTGGCCTTCTCAAGATCAGCGATGCCATTCTTGTTGCGCCAACGACTGACATACTTGATGACGTTACCTTCAAAGTATCCGATGTTGTTGGCATGGATATACTCAACAGGTTGGATAGCTAATTCTTTGTAATGATTACCAGCAACCTGAACATCCAATGCACGTTTGTTGAAGGCTACATCTTTTGGATTGTATTGCAGTATAGCTTTCCAATGATTACCAGTTTCATCACAACTAACACAAGGTTCGTGCTCACCATCATAGTTCATGTAAAAACATTCACTGCACTTCTTCATTGCACACCTCCCTCACACTTGGTGTTCTTGGTGAGCAGGGGAGACATACCATCACCGATCAATACCTGTCCCACAAGTTTTTCTGCTCTGTCTCTAAGTAGCTCAGTGAACTTGGCGCTCTCTTCCATCAAGGGAACAGCAGCAGCAAGGTAGCTGGCAAGGGTGAGCAGACTCTTCATGTGTTCTTCGTCAAGGTCTACAGGACCAGCCATTGTCACCATCAGTTGAAAGCTACCATCCCATTCAACACCATCAGTAATGATGGGTCGTAGCACTAAAGCTACGTCATTCTTTTTGAGGGGGGAATCCATGTTTGTCCTTCATGTCTACGTAAGAAAAGTAGATGGGCGTTCTCAACAACCCTATCTTCGTTACCATCATAGGCTTCAACACAGCGTTGAAACAACTCTGCCTCATTCGTTGCCTCTTCCAACATCTTCTTAGCTTTGATGTTGCCAACGCCCCGAATACCTATGATGTTATCAGCAGCATCGCCTGTCAAGATTTGCATGTACAGCCTCAGAAGTCCTACATTCTCAGTGATGTAGTAGGCTTCTCTCTTGACGAAGTTGTAGTGCCATCCTGCTACTTGATCCAAGTCTTTGTCCAATGAAACAATGACTCCATCGTCACCAAGCTTTGTAGCTTCAATGGCAATGGAGTCATCGGCTTCTTGACCTTCAGACATGTCAGCTTTCCACTCTTGCATCAGATGCTTACGCAGCGCCGCCAAATGTTTAGGCTTCACCTTGTCTGCTCTGTTGCCTTTGTAGGGGGCTGTGACGGCTATGTCGTTTCTGAAGTTGCCCTTGCCTGTGAGGAAGAGCTTCCATTGGTCGACGTAGCCACACTTGTCTACACCACACATGAGAGTGTTGATGATGAGAGAGTCTACAGACCTGATAGCCTGTAGCTCATCCTCGTTCTCACATGCTGCTGCGGCCCTATAAGCGTAGATGTCCGCATCAAGCATCGCCAGCATCAGTCGCTCAAGCCTGCCGCTGGCTGTTCATCTTGCTCCGTAGCCTGTGCAGCTTGGAATTGCTGTACCAGCTTTTGATGCAAAGGGAATGCACCAGACTCTGTAGGCAACTGACCCAGTACACGGACGATGAAGGCCGCTTCGTTTGTTTCGATATTGAAGTTCATTACAGTACATCCTCATCATCAGCAGAGATGCTGCCACCACCTACGTATTCAACCAAGTCAGTGATGACCAACTTAGCCAACGAAGGGCTAACACCTTTCTTGTTCTTGTATGTCCAAGCGTAGCTGCCAATCATGCAGATTGCCTTGCTGCCGTTACCAACGTCTTCAACGATTTCTTCGTTGTCAGTATCGAAAGCTTTGATGGGACGCTGACTCTTACAGGTGATGTACTTACCCTGCTCAGGCTTCTTCTCAAGGTTTTCTTGCACAGAGATGCCCATGTCTTCCAATGCAGCCACTGCTTTGTCGGACAGGTTACACAGATCAACTGTGTATGCATCAGCCATTTCGTTTTTACGGTTCAGAGAAGCCCAATATACATCGGCTTTCAGTTTCAACTTATCACTCATTTGAGTTTCCTTTGATTTAAATGCTGACCAATTCAATAGGGGTCAGCTTCCTATATTCTTCAGGTCGCTAGACCTATTGTATCACCAGCTTTTTAGCAGCGTCAATGTAGTATTGGTAGTCAATGTCTTTCCATGTGAAGTCATTGATGTCATTACATGTCCACATACCGTAGCCTTCACCAACCGATATACGCCTTGGTTCAGCCTCATCCTTGAGTGGTGGCATCACCTTGACCAACTCTCCACCAGCAGTGCAAGCGTAGAACCTGCACATGTTTTGTTGTTGCACTTCAACGCAGCCACCCATCACCATCACAAGCTTACTGCTACGAGGCACTTTCACCCTGAGCATGAAGTCATACTTGTTCTTGTGACCCTTGATATATACATCAACAGGGATACCGTGAAGCATCGCAGCTTCAGCAGCTTTCGGTATGACCAGACCACCTTGGTCTTGATGCCAGCCAAGTCCTTCGTATTGATAAGCACCCTTACGTTTTACTTTACCGTCAGTGTACACTGCGATATAGTTATTAACGTCACGGATAATCATCTTGGAATAGTATGCATACTCAAGCTGCAAACCAACTTGTTTCTGCCACACTGCACAAATGGTTTCATATTCTGTAACCTTCCGACGAGGCAGCTTCACAGTGATACCGTCAGTGTTGACCTGAATAATGGACAAGCCTTCAATGTCCATCAGCTTATCAGCCAACAGACACAACGATAGTTGACCATTGATGGTGATCGTCATCGTGTATTGCGGGTCGTAGAAGGGGCTGTACTTGTTGTTGCTATCCCCATACACACCGTTCAACGCAAGCTTTAGCATGGCGTTTTCTGCTGTGTTCTTGGCATAGCTTTTACGCTGTTCGTACACGTCCTGATAAATGTCACAGAACTTCTCAGACAAATGCTCAGGATAGACACGGTTGGCAATGGCAATGTTGGGATACATTGATGCAACGTCAGCGTCAATAATCATGTACTCATCATCATCACTAACAATCTGTGACTCAACAGATCCGTGAATACCACCAGTGCCAAAGTCGAAACGGAAGCCACCGATTGTGACGTTCAAGTTGGTAGCAACTCTCCAGTTCTTCCAATAGCTGTACTGCTTCTCGCCCTTCTTCTTAGCCTTCAACTCCTCCTCTGACACCCACCCTAATGGATGCAAAGCTTTGAAGCCAGCAACAACCTCGTCGCTTGGTTTGTTGAACCACTTCTGACGCTTCGTCACCATCTCAGCATAGGCAGCTAAGTCACCGAGATCGCTCTCTTCAATGTCAGACAACGCACCCTTTGTTTCTGTCAAAGACTGTGAAGCAAACCAATCCAACACAAGCTGAAACTCAGGGCGCTTGAAGTCGTAGTAGTTGAACAGGCAGTCTTTGATGTTGATGACGCTGCGCTTGGTCTGGTTCAGATGACGCTCACCCTTCTTACCAATACGATAGCAACTACCCGGCATGTCTTCTTCAAGACGCATGATGAAGTAGTCTTTGCCGATCTTCGTATCGTTGTGGTTGAGGAAGTTCCGGTCATACTTAACCGACAACTCTTCACGGAAGTTGATTGAGGCTAAGCATTCTTTGTAGAACAACAACGTCATCTTCACATCGTGCATGTTGTATTTTAACAACACATCTATCTGGTCATCTGTCAGATCAGAGTGAGGCTCGTAGGGTAGGTCCACAATGCTGTCAGCTTTCATGTTGAACTCAAGCGCCTTCAACGATGTAGCCCTTGCGGGATTGTCGAAGTGCATGATTTTGTACAGGTCAATCTGCTGCACATACTGTGACCTGTCATGGATGATGTGACCAAACCGATCATCACTACCGATGATGCTCTGTGCCTTCTTGTACACCCGTGTAGCCACAGCCTTGCCCGACACAGTGAGTGCCTTCTCAGACACAGATATGAGATCGTGCAGCACAGGATAGTCAAAGCCTATGTTGTTGTATCCCACCATCCTGTGCTTCTTGCGCTTGAGTTCCCCGAGAAAACTAAACAGTTTGTCAGCTTCGTTCTTCCGGTGTGAACATTCAAACGACACAACATGCGACTCGTCAGCACTGATCGCTGAGAACGTGAACGCTGTCTTGTATGTCTCTATGTCCCAAATGTAATCCATCTTTTTTGTCCTTGACTTTAGGAAATAGTTTATCACGGTACGCTCTCATCAGTGATGCACTCACATTCTGAACAGCGTATGCTTCAATCTCATTACCGGGATTGTCTTCACCAATCCATCTGAAGTATTCCTGCACCACATGCACAGCTTCGTGTACCAACAATGTTGCAACATCAATACCGTCTACATCAGGAGTAACAGGGATACAAACAATAGTAACCCTGTTCCCTTTAGGGGTATTGAAGTAGTGTGTTGTTGCCAATGATTCAGAGATGAGCCACTTATCCCACTCTGATATTGGCACTTTCAAATATCTCAACGTGCGATGGTAGTCTGCTTCGGTGGTACAGACCTTTAAGAAGTCACCCTCTATCAGCGTTCGGCTTAGCC